AATGTAGTAGTAGTTGTTACAGCCTGTTCAATATAACCACCAGCAAGTTGTTCAATGATTTGTAAATTGGTATTAGTTTTAGATCCCCAGTCACCGGCATTTTCGCCGGTTGTCATTAACTCGGTACCTAATCCTGTATATGTTGATGCCATAATTTATCCTACGCGCTTCCTACAAACACTTCTACATCACATGATGCTGTATCCGTGTCGACTGTAATATCTACTAAATCTGAAAGGCCCGAAGCTAAAGCGGATCCTGCTGCCTTCATGGTATCCACAACGCCACCGCTATTATCACCTGGATAAATAAACGAGTGACCCGCGTCAACCTTCATTCTAAATTCTGTGTTATCTTCATCTTTAAACGTTAACATAATATGATTAGATGAATCTAAATTTGTAATTCTGATATATCGTACATCACCATCATCAAACATGCCTGCAACGTATCCAACTTTATTTGCACTTACACCTACTCCGCTAATAGCTGATATAAATCCTATTAATCCACATTCTGTTGTTGATGCGGTTACCACTCTTTTTACAACTTCATTAACACTAGAAATATCCAAAGATCTTTCCGATCCATAATCTATGTTGTTAAGAGTGATTGCTTCTTTGATAGTTGTTGTTAATGTTGCCATAATTTAATTCCTTACGGTGTCTGTTGAGGAACGGGTATACGAGGTTCGCCGTCTGTATAATCGTCTCTTCTTCTTCTACCTAATTGTTCTCCACCGAATTTTTGTGCTTCGGTTTGATATTTTTGTTCGTATAATTGTAGCATATCCATTGGGCCTTTTAAATAACTAAATGCCTCCACTAGACATGCATATAAAAGTCCATTTCCAAAATTTAAACTTAAAAATGTTGTTGTATTTGCTGAACTCAATCCTGTTGGTCTAGCATTATAATGAATTTTGTACATAAAAGCTGAAGAAGGTGTTGGAACAATTGTAATTCTTCCTGAAGAAGTTGCACCGCTTCCTTCGGCTCCTCCTGACATAGCATAGTATTTTGGTGTGCCAGTAGTCGTTTCAGCTGCATCATATTCTCTTAAAAAAGTAATATCTTTCTTTTCTAACCAGCTATTAGCTCCAGTTGCAGCAGTTGTTGAAGTATAAACTTGAAGTCCTCTAACAAATAAAGTTCCCGCAGGAGCATAAACATTGTCTTTGGAAGCTGTTAAATTTCCAAGCATTTCTTTTCGATCTGCATCAATTGGAATTTCTCTTTGAATTCTAAGTTCTGAATTATCTATAAATTGATCTGTAATTGTACTCGATAATACAGAAGTAGTAACCTCAGTATAGTTTAAAATAGCTGTTGTCAGTGTTGAATAAGTAAATCCTGCCATATTATGCCGTTAGAGTTGCTGGACCAGCCGAACAATTCTTTCCCCCTCCTGATACTCCTCCACTTGTAGCAGTATCTGTATTGACAGTAAAGTAATAGAAGTCATCCGTCTGTGTTACATCACCACTAGAGTCTCGTTTGCCTACGGTGATCGAGTAGCCAGAAGAATATGCAATATTTTGTGGCTGTACGAGCGGTGGATATGGCCGGAAATAAGTCTGATTCGGTTCGAACAGATGGAATACGTTTTGATAATCTACCAGCCAGAATAGACACAGTAATGCCATCAATGAACACTTATCTTGATGTATCATCCTTGGAAACGATTAATTTTAAGTTTAATAAAGATGTGACTGATTATAAGTTCAGCCTCAGTAATATTGGTGCGGATACACTGCCCTACAACACCAGTTATTCGGATAGTACAGTAACTGTTGCCTTGACTGAACGATTATTGACAGCAGATACACTTTATTTCAATTTTGATAGTGTGACCAGTCTAAACCGTCTCGTGATGGCAGAGACCATTACACTGTACAGTATGTTATGGGGAGACCTAGATAGTAATCGTGTTTTGGATGTGGCTGATGTGGTTCGTTTTAACACCCTCTGGCCTGACATTGATCTTGCCCCGGTTGAGCATGAACCACCACACTATGCACCCAACTTGGATGGCGAAGCCAATCTGCGAGATTTGTCCATATTTTCCCGAATGTGGAACTGGTACTACAAAACATATATGCCCACAATGCTAATGACCTCGGGCAATAACGTGGATCTATCAGCGACTTATAATGGAGGTCAGTTACGGATCCAATTACCCGAGAATACTTCCGCGGGACAAATAATCTTCACTGATCTGAATTATGATGTGATCAATGTATTCGGAGCGAGTTCCAGTGCGCAACACTTCGTTCTTGTAAATGAAGACAGTTTAATTGGTGTCAAAGCCTATACTTTTGCCACTCTTGGCGAAACACTGGATTCAGTGTTTGTGATTGATATGATACTGGATACGGAAACAGATTATAATCAGGGGATTCAGGTACGTTTCCACGATCAAGAAGGCAAAGAAATATTGGCCGGAACAGCACTGCTTAGAATAATACCTGTACCCGCGCGCTATGCCCTAGGGCAGAATTATCCTAATCCGTTCAATCCTACTACAACCATTCATTTTGAATTGCCAGAAGATGCCCATACGCGCATTGCGATCTATGATCTGCTTGGTAGAGAGATAGTTCTATTGGAAAATAGACCCTTTAATGCTGGCTATCATCAGGTGGTCTGGCAAGGCAGGGATACATATGGTAATGCCATTCCTTCCGGGATGTATTTTTACCGGATGGAAGCCAATGGTTTCAGCAGTACCCGTAAAATGGTATTCCTGAAATAGGCTAAAAAAACATTCAATAAAATATTCCTTACCATAAATTATGTCCGCTTAATTAGCGGGATTTTTCCGAGGAAGTATTGTAACCGTATTATTATTTGAGGATTTGACTTATGGCTGACCCTGTTTTTTATCCTAATCAGGAATTTTCTGACCATGCTTTAATAGGCTCTCTGGATCAGTACCGGGATTTATATGAAAAATCCATGTCTGATCCGGATGCATTTTGGTCTGCAGTTGCGGATCGAATTACCTGGTATAAAAAATGGGATACTGTTCGGGAATTTGATTTTGTAAAGGGCTATATAAAATGGTTCGATGGCGCGAAACTAAACGTAAGCTATAATTGTCTGGACCGGCACGTGGAAGCTGGTCATGGGGATCAGACTGCCATTATCTGGGAGGGCAACAACCCCGAAGAAGATCAGGCCTTTACTTATGGCGAATTGCTGGCTGAAGTACAGAAATTTGCCAATGTTTTGAAAAGTATTGGCGTAGAGAAAGGTGATCGAGTGTGCTTGTATATGCAGATGATTCCCCAATTGCCAGTTGCCATGCTGGCCTGCGCCCGTATCGGTGCTGTGCATTCAGTTGTTTTCGGCGCCTTCAGTCCAGATTCTTTGCGGGACCGGATCAATGATTCGGCCTGTAAGGTATTGATTACCCAGGATACGGGCGTTCGCGGTACAAAACAGAATATTCCCATGAAGACAAATGCGGATAAAGCGGTTGCTGAAACACCATCAATTGAACATGTAGTTGTGGTCCAGCGTACCGGTGAACCAGTGGAAATGTTCAATGAACGTGATCTCTGGTGGCACGAAGCGATGGCGACAGCTGAACCAACATGTAAGCCGGAAGAAATGGATGCTGAAGATCCATTGTTTATCCTGTATACTTCTGGATCTACCGGTAAGCCTAAGGGTGTCCTGCATACGAGTGGCGGATACCTTGTCTACACGTCCTATACCCATGAAAATATTTTTGATTATCATCCAGGTGATGTTTACTGGTGCACGGCGGACATCGGATGGATCACAGGCCATTCCTACATTGTTTATGGGCCTTTGGCTAATCGAGCTGTCACTATCATGTTCGAAGGTGTCCCAAATTACCCCGATTATGGTCGTTTCTGGGATGTGGTTGATAAGCATAAGGTCAAACAGTTTTATACTGCGCCTACGGCCCTGCGCGCGCTAATGAAAGAAGGTGATGAACCCGTAACCAGCCGAGATTTATCGAGCCTGCGTTTGCTAGGCACTGTTGGAGAACCAATCAAGGAACCGGAATGGATGTGGTATCACAATATTATTGGTAAAGGGAAATGTCCCATTGTCGATACTTGGTGGCAGACTGAGACCGGTGGTATCTTGATTACACCATTACCAGGGGCAACGCCTACCAAACCCGGTTCCGCGACCAATCCATTCTTTGGTATACACCCCGTATTGTTGACTGAAGATGGGCAAGAAATCGAAGGCAATGATGTACAGGGACTCTTAGCGATTAAAGAGTCCTGGCCAGGTCAGATGCGCACGTTATACGGTGATCACCAACGCTTTATTGACACTTATTTTTCACAAGTTCCTGGTTATTATTTTACAGGTGATGGTGCTCGTCGGGATGAGGATGGTTATTACTGGATTACTGGACGCGTAGATGATGTATTGAATATTTCCGGACATCGTATCGGTACCGCAGAAGTTGAAGGCGCGATAGGAAAAGCATCAGGTGTGGCGGAAGCAGCCGTAGTTGGCTTTCCGCACGATATCAAAGGCCAGGGGATCTATGCTTTTGTAACACCTGGCGAAACTGTCGAAATCACTTTT